TGCATGATAACCCTCGCGAGAACTGGTTAACGTGCTTAGCGGTCAGAAATGCCTTAGATTCGTTTGATGGTAACGCTGACGTAGGTCAGATTAGAATGACCAACGCCAACAGCGATGTTTTTGAATCGACGGATGTGTTCACAATCACCCAGCAGTACGAGGTGATGATGACTCGCCGCACAATCAGTAACCCATGAAGTTAGGAGTACACGTAACCGCATACCGTAGACCAACGATAACGAAAATCGCATTCACTTGCCTTCGCCGCATCTTAGATGAGTTGGCAGAAAAGGGTGTAGAAAGCCACGTAGTCGTAGGCTGTAGCGAGAAAAAATCCGCTGGCATTGCTAAGTCGTTTGGCTTCGAACCGTTTATGGTTAAGAACGACCCGCTGGGTCACAAGTTCAACGAAACGGCCAAGTACCTACACAGCAATTACGACTGGGACTATATGCTGGAATACTGCAGCGACAACGTCATGGAAAAGCGGTACACATCTTTGCTGCTAAAGCAGATTGAGGCTGAAACACCGTACTGGGCTATGAACTGTTTCTACATGATGAACTGGCGCACAAAAGAGGTGCGAATTTACAACCCCAGTGGCTGGAGCAATGTCGGTCGTTTGACTCGCAGAGATTTGGTCGACAAGCTGCGCAAAAAGCGCGGGTACATCTTCAATCCAAGGCTCGGTCGCAGGCTCGATAAAGACTACAACGACGACATGTTTAGGATGTGCCGTGTCATGCCCAGCTTTCCAGCGCTGACCAACCCAATAATTCTGGATTTAAAAGACGACTACAGTTTGAATCAGTACAAGTCTTTTGCAGCCAAGGGGTCAAAATATCCAGTCGTATCTTTAGCTGGAAATTTTCCAGAAATTAACGGCTTAGAAAAAGTAGAAAAGAATGGCACAGACAACAGGTAAAATTCGCTCTAACGCGATTGGAGTCTACATCAGCAATGCACAGGGTGCAAGCACCATCGACACCGATGCAACTGACGACACCTACGATTTGATTGCATGCGCAACCAGCGGCACATTCAGCGGCAGCATGGAGGTGCTGGATGCAACCACCAAAGACAACGACGGTCAGCGTGAAATCTTGACAGGAGGGCTGACGTGGTCAATGACCGCAGAAGGCATGGTGCAGTACGATTTGGCTACGACTGTAAATTCGAACATCGATTTGTTCGATTTGTGGTCTGCGAAGACTAAATTGCGCTTGGCTTGGACAACAGGAATCGACGGCGACTACATGTACTACGGTAACGCATACATCACCAGCTACGAAGAAACAGCTGGATTGAACGAAATCGCTTCGTACTCAGTCACCTTTGAAGGCGACGGTAGCATCACTAAGGCTGCAGTTGATACAGGCGCTACGTTCAACAATAACGACGACTAATAATGCAGAAACTTCGGGGTCAGTTTGATGTCCAGCTGGAGGACGGAACGGAATTGGGTGTGCTGCTCAACATGAGCGCACTGGGCAATTTCTTAGATGAATCTGGACACGAATTAGATGACCTCGAAAAACTGCTTTCTGGTAAAAATGCTCTGCGCTCTGTGCCGCTTCTAATGTGGCATGGGGTGCAGACTTTTTATCACCTTAACGACGCTGAACCACCGCTTTCAAAAATGCGCTTTACCGCATTATTAGGTAGTAGTGATTGGTCAGCAATGCTTGACAACATGCACACGGCACTGCAGCTCGAAGAGCCAAAAAAAAAGCCGAAGAAGAAAACCAAGTAGCAGAGGCTTACACGTTTAAACAGCTGTACGTCTTTGCGCTGCATAACGGGGTCGAACCTGAGCAGTTTTGGTCGTACTCTTTGGGTGAGCTAAACGCAGTGCTACAACGTGTAACTACGGCGGACAAAAATCGCTGGATTCACACGTCGCAAATGATGGCACTGCTGTACAATATCAACGCTGGAAAATCCAATAAATCTCTGACGTGGGAAGACTTCAACCCCTACGAATACGAGCGCAGGAAAACAGCAGCACCTACCGAATTGAATGCGCAGAATTTGGCGACCTTTGGAAAAATGACCAAAACGCTAAACCATGGCAAAAAGAACGGCAGCGCTTAGAATATTATTCGGCGCAGACACCAAACAATTCGATGCGGCACTAAAGCAGTCAGTCCGTAAGATGCAACGGACGGCTAAGGATTTGCAAACGGTTGGCAAATCACTCAGCAAAAACCTTACTGCACCACTGTTAGGAATCGCAGCAATCTCCACGAAGACTGCAGTCGATTTCGAGTTTGCTATGGCCAAGGTTCAAGCGGTCAGTGGATTCACTGCTGTTGAGATGCAACGGCTTGAAAAGCAAGCTGAGAATCTGGGTGCTACAACGTCCAGAACACAGGATGAGGTAGCGGGACTACAACTGGAGTTAGCTAAGCTCGGTAAGACGGCAGATGAAATTGAAGCAATGACGGAAAGTGTGCTGTCGCTATCCATTGCTTTCGACCAAGATTTAGCAAATACAGCACGGGTCGTTGGTGCTACGCTAAATCAGTTTGGATTAGATGCAAACGAAGCTGGTAGAGTTGCTGATAACATGGCCATTTTGTTTGGCACATCGGCACTGGATTTAGAGAAGTTTGATGCCGCGATGCGAACCGTTGGTCCGACAGCAAATGCTATGGGGCTATCTGTCGAAGATGCTGGCGCAGCTATGGCGTTGCTGGTCAACAGTGGGGTCGAGGCCAGTACGGTTGGAACTGCACTGACCAAATCACTGACTACTCTGGCGAAAAAAGGATATACAGGTAAGGACGCTCTGGAGGCATTAACTACACAAAATTTCAGTGTAGCAGAGGCGTTCGAAATCTTTGGTGACCGTGCAGGTAAAATCATTCCCATTCTGGCAGAATCCAGCGACGAATTAGCTGAGTACATTCGCAAACAAGAAGAGGGGGCAGGAGCATCGCTAAAGGCCCGTAAGGTGCTGGAAGATACAGCGAAAGGTGGATTTGATAAACTGCGCTCTGCACTGTCAGCTGCGGCCACCCAAATCGGTAAAAAGTTCTTGCCAATAGTGAACCGTGTAGTCGATGGCTTGACTGAGTTAATTAGTCAGTTTGCAAGCCTCGATGCTGGTGTAATTGCTTCCGTCGTTAGCATTGGTGGATTAGTTGCGTCTATCGGGCCACTGATTTTCATTGCTGGACAGATGGCTTTTGCATACAGCCAGCTGACTTTAGCCATTAATGCGAACACCACTAGCCAACTCAAAAACATCGCAGCGTTAGCGACCAATCCATACGTGCTACTGGGCGCAGCAATTGCAACTTTAGCTTACGGATTTTACAAATGGTCTACGCAGCTCAATGCCACAGAGCAAGCACAGCAAAAACTGCTGGACACACAGGACAAAATCGACAACCAGTACGCAGATGAAGCTGCCAACTTAGAGGTACTGGTACGGCAGTACAAAAACAGCTCTGACAATCTGGAAAAGCGGCGTAGTTTGCTGGACAGAATTGCCAAAATAGCTCCAGATGTTGTTGAGGGATTGGATGCAGAAAAAAGCAGTTACGACGACCTGAGAACTGCTACAGATAATTACTTAAAAAGCCTGCGCAAAGAGATTGCCCTAAAGGTTTACAAAGACCAATTAACTGAGGCGATAGCAGAGCAGACACGACTGGAACAACAAGCTGCAAAAAATGGCGACAAAAGGGCCAGAGCAGAACTGGAAGTTGAGGCCGCACAACAGGCATACAACGATGCCGTAGAGAATGGCACTGCGTTAGATGTAACGCGGGCCAAATTCGTACTAAATGATGCCTCAGCACGACTGGCAGCTGGGCAAGCGTTATACCGCCAAGAAAACGAAACCAACGAGGCCTTAGAGGCTCAGAAAGTCATTGTCGACCAACTGGAGCAAGCGTACACAGAATTGGCTATTTCGCTGGAGAATTTACCAACTGAAGACGACGGCGAAGACAATGCAAAAGCAATCAAGGAAACTGCCGATGCACGAGGCGAAGATTTGCAAGCTATCAACCGTTTGTCTGGTGCGTTAGACCCGTACGGTGTCCAACAGTTAGCAGAGATACAACGACAGAAGGATTTAG